ATGGGAGATATCGACCTTGTTACACATCAATTAGGCGTAACTCCACTAGAAACAATTCCAAATCCATGGGGAGAAATTCCTGTGTTCCACTTCCGCACACATAAGCCATTTGGTCGTCCAGAGCATGCAGATGCTTTTGGCCCACAAGATGCCATAAACAAGCTGATATCAACTCACATGCTGACTGTTGATTATCAGGGTGCTCCACAACGTTATGCATTAGCAACTGGAGGAAATTCAAATGAATTTGATGACTTCTCAGATGACGATACAGCAAGAGAGAATCTAGCTGCATTAGGAAATGGTCCAGGAGAACTTTGGTATCTACAAGGTGTATCTTCAGTTGGACAGTTCCCAGCAGCAGACCCAGGAACATTTACAAACCCAGTTATTGAGTATGTAAATGCAATGGCATCTATTACAAATACACCAACACATTACTTTATGAGAGGAGCATCACTTCCATCAGGTCAAGCACTTCGTGTAGCTGAAGCTCCACTATTCAAGAAGGTTGTAAATCGCCAAATGGCATTTGGATCAACTTGGAGAGACTTGTTTAAGTTTATGTTTAAGGTAGAAGGACTTCCTAATGATGTTGAAATCAAATGGGAGAACGCAGAGTCAATTGACTCATTAGATAATTGGGATATAGCAGTTCGTAAGAAGTCAGTTGGAGTAGGACTCTATCAGATTCTTCTTGAGGCTGGATATGACCCAGAAATTGCAGAAGCAATTGTTGAAGAATCACAAGCACAGCTTGGAGCACCACCTGTTCCAACATCTGAGGTTGTAAATTCATACAATTATGCTATGAAAAATCAAGCAGCAGAAAGAGCAAATGCTTTAAACCAGGAAACAGGTTCCTGGGAAGAATAATCCTTAATTGGACGATTAGGAGATAAAATGGAAAACACAGAACTCGTAGAAGGTACTTTTACAGAGATCAAAGATCCAACAGCAGTATTAGCTGCATTAGAACGAGCAAAAAATGATGCAAAACGTTTTAGAATGGAAAAGGAAGCGGTAGAACAAGAAATTGCTACTACTAGAGAAAAAGCTAACCTTATTCAAACTAAATTGAAGAATGACAAGATAATTAGATCTCTACATGAAAATGGAGTCCCTAATGCTGACAAACTTCTAAAATATATCAAAACATCAGAAATAGAATTAACTGACGATTTTGAAATTAATGGCCTGGATTTACAACTAAATGACCTCAGAAATGATTTCCCAGAGTTATTTAATCCAAAGAAAATCGTTGGTGGCAGAGCAGATTCTGGAGTATCTTCACATGTCGATACACCTCTTTCTGCCTCAGAACTACAAGCAAAGTATGTACTAGGTAATTAAAATACGGTATACTTAGATTATGCAAGCTAGATGGACGTTTAGGCTTGCGAATCTAATATATTCGGACGAATATTTTAATCACAAGCAAACAAAATCTAACTAATAAGAAAAGGATAAAACTACTATGGCAAGAACAGAATTAACAGTCGCCAATGGTTATATCGTTGAAGAGCACAGCTCAAATGTCGTACAAGCAGCACTGCAGAACTCTGCAGTTGAAAAGCTTGCTCGTCGTGAGCCAATGTCAACATCAGTAAAGCGTGTTCCACGCTTTGTTGGCGATGCTCCAAACGTATACGCAGAAGGCGCAACAATTGGTGAGTCAGATGTAACAATTGATGACATCACACTAACAGCTCGTAAATGGGCAAAGATTATGCACATCTCAGAAGAAGATATGAACGATTCATTCCTAGATGTACTAAACACATACAAGACTCAGTGGGCAACTAACTGGGCAAAGAAGTTTGACAACGCATGCTTAGGCGTAACAGCTGCAGCAGCAGGAACAGACGCAGCACCATATACATCTGTATACCGTGCAGTATCACAATACAACTCAGCTTCAAACCGCATTCAATCAGCTGGAGCAATCACATTTGATGATCTAAATCAGATCCTATCAAAGATTGAAGATTCTGCATACTTTGATCCATCAAAGACAGTATTCATTGCTCATCCACAGCTTCTAGCAACTCTTCGTGGATTGGTTGATAACAACAATCGCCCAATTCTCACAGATCCACTAGGAACAACAACTGGTACACTATTTGGATACCCATTAACTATCTCAACAGGTGCAATGACAGGTGCAGCAGCTTCTGCTACTCCATCAGGAAACGCACTTCTTATCGCAGGTAACACTGATCTTATGATCAACGGTGTTCGTGCTGGTATTGAGTCAATGGTTTCTAAAGATGCTAAATTTGATACAGATGGCGTTCTACTCAAGGTTCGTGCACGTCGTGCATTTGATATTGCAAGAGCTGAAGGCTTTGCAGTACTTGAGAAGACAGCGTCAGCGTAAGGGGGAAATAAATAATGCCATCAAAACTATACGGTAATTTCCTACTTAAGGCACTTAATAAGGAAGTTGATTTCGATACAGATACCATCAAGGTAGCTCTAGTTTCATCTTCTTACACTCCAGATCAGGACGCACATGACTACTTTAACGACGTATCAACATACGAAGTTTCAGGCACAGGTTATACAGCTGGTGGAAACACACTTGCTTCAAAGACAGCGACCTACGATTCAGCAAACAACGTAATTGTTCTTGATGCTGCAGACACCACTTGGGCGTCTTCAACAATCACAGCACGTTATGCAATTGTTTATGATGCAACTGGAACAGCAAGCACTTCAGCACTCATCGGATATGTAGACTTCGGTTCAGACCAGTCTTCAACCAATGGTAACTTTACAATCACATGGGATTCGACTGGTATTGTTCGAATCACTGTAGCGTAAGGTAACACGCTAATGGACGTAAAGGTAGAGGTCGGCGTACTAAATGCATCTTGCATATTAGTTGAGTCCAAGACCCTTGTCGAGATACTTTCTGGAAACATATTTTCTCCAGTGGTCTCCGACCTCTCCTTTACTCCTACTATTACAATTAACGGCGGAAGTATTTCATCAATCCCAGCAGACAAAATTTTGATTGGAGTCTGGGCTGCCTAATGGCAGTCCTTTTTTTATGGCATATTACGATAACGTATCAGCATTAAGTCCAAAGCTTTGGTATAAGTTTAATGGAGACACAACACATTATGGTTCTCTTACAAATGCCTTAACAGAAATTGGTACTGGCTCTGCAATAACATTTCCTTCTGGAGTTGTAGGAAACGCATGCGTAAAATTTAACAATGGTAAATACTATAGATTTGGTGCTTTAAACTCTGGTGATTTATTTGATGATCGAACATTTTCTATAGAACTTTGGGCTAAAGGTCCTGCAACTACACCAACACAAAACTCTATTTTTGAATGGGTTAACGGAAATCAATATTTAATTATTAAACATGATTTAACAACGGCTGGCAATGAAAAATATACATTCCAATTTGATGGCGGAACATCGTATCCATCATACGACATGATTAGCTCTAATGTTGCAAGAGAGACTTTTCACCATATAGTTGTAACATTTACACCAAGTGCAGTTAAACTTTATATTGATGGAGTCTTAGACCAGACAGTAACTAATCCCAATATTCCAAATAGCTTTATTTTAGATACTGCAGGAACAAGCCAAAGACAAATAGGTGTAAGTTCACAAATGGCTGTTGATGAATTTGCTGTATATGGACAAGAATTAACAGCAACTCAAGTATTTAATAATTACGACTCAGCATATAACGCTGGAGCATTATCAGCACCACTTACAGCATCTGCCTTATTGCCAATGCCTGCAATTGCAGCAATTCGAAACCCTAACAACACAGCATCAGTAATGACTGCTTCTGGATTATTTAAAGAACCGTCATGGAACTTTACAAACTTCCCAACAATGTTGGACACATATTTAGCAGGACGATCATTTGAACAATGGTATAAATTTGATGAAATAGGCAAGATTGTTAACTACGGATCTGGCGGAAATGCAGAAACAGCATGGGCATTTAATGGCGCAAATATAATTCAGCCACAAACTGGTATTCAAGGGTCTGGTGCATTAAAGATTAAAGCTGAAGAAGGAAATACTGTAACATTAGCTTTTGGAGTAAATGCACCATACAGTACTGAAATTACAGACAACGAATTTTCTATTGGTGTGTGGTTTAAGGGAGAGTCTGGCTTTGGAGATAAAGGCACAAGATTGGTTGTTTTCAATAATCCTTTTGGCGATGACTCATATAACTTATTTATTAACGATTCTGGGTTTCCAACTTGGGTAGCAACTGGAACTCAAACTCGTACTGTAATTGCTAATGCATTTAGCGTATTAGATAACAATTGGCACTTAATCCAAGTCAGAGCATCAGATGCTAATAATCAAATTGCTATATCTGTAGACAATGGAACAGAAGTAACTACATCTGCTACTGGCAATCATTGGCCACAAGATCTTGGTTATATGGAATTAGGTAGAACTTATACTTCTGGAACAAATAACAAATACGGCTACATATCTAATATGTGGATTACTGGATATAGTTCAATAGGATCAACTGAAAGAGCAGCTATGATTACTGCTGCCGCTGTTCCAATTCAAGGAACTGCAAAAATTATTCCAGCAACCGCAAGATTTACTAACCAATATCAAGAAAAGATTGATACATAGTCACCTAAAATTGCATTTAGATTAAATGAAGCATCTGGAACACCAATTAACTATGGATCAGGTGGAACATTATCTGTTGGTAAAAATGGAACAAACATAACTTATTTGCAACCAACTCAGAATACATACGCATACAAGTTTACAAATGCTGATACTTTTATTCAGGGAGATTATTCATATAGTAGTGGAACAT